AGGCGCGGCCGCAGGCGATCGGTCAAGTCCTTGCCGGCCAGCGTGACGCGCCAATTGGCGATGTTGTTGATCTGCCTGGTCATGCCGCGCGCGCATTATTGGCCGGTGCCGGATCATCAACGCGCAGCAGATCAATGCCGAAATCGATGCGGCTCGCGCGGCCATCGGCCATCAGATAGCTATGGCGTTCGTCGATCGCGGTGATGACGAAACTGCCATAAATGGTGCCAGCGCCATCGGTCAGCGGCAGCGCCTCCCCCGCGTCGGCCATCGCCCGCAGATCGTCGATCGAGACGCGGCCATCGGTGATTTCGGCATGGACGGAACCGGACAGGCTGATGGTTTCATCGCCGGGGCCGGTGAACTGGGTCGCGTCGCGCGCACCGATGCGGGCATTGCGGGCATGAAGCCAGTCCGCCTTGCGTCGCAGCTCGTCATGGGCAAGCGTCGGTAGCGAGAAGATGAACATGCCCAAAGCCATCAGATTCATGACTGATCCCCCTTATTCATCGCCAAAGCCGCGACCGCGCCGCTCATTCTCTATCGCCTCCAAGGCTTTGCGGACTTCATCGGCGATGTCGGTTGCCGACGCGCCGACGCCGGCGGTGATGTTGATGTGGTAGGTCGCCTGCAGGACGGGCGGGGGCGTCGCGGTCGATGCCGCCGACGCCGCAGCTGGCGAAGCGGTGGCCATGGCCGTGCCGATCGCGCCAGCGCTCAACGCCCTGGTCATCTGGCCCGATAGATCAGTGATGCGCGACAGCGGACCGGATGCATTGGCGGCAAGCCCCTGATCCAGCCCGGCCATGACATGGCCGCCGATCTGCGCAAAAACGCGACTGGGTGAGTGGATGCCGAGTTTTTGCTTGAACCAGTTAGCGGCCGCGCTGGCCGCATTGACAATCGTGGATTTGAGTGCACCGAGCCTTGAAGTCACTCCATTGATTAACCCCTGTATCAGGTCTCCCCCGATTTCCATGAACATGCCCGGCAACGGGCGAAGATACACAATCCACCCGACGAGAAAGCCCTTCACACGCGGCCATAAGGTCGATGCAAATTCGACGATGGCGTTGATCCCGCTGCTGAAGAAGCCTTTCACAGCGTTCCAGGCCTTTAAAAAATAGGGGCCGAGCGTGTCCCAGTTCGCATAGATGAGATAAACCGCCGCCGCGATAGCAGCGATGATCAGCAAGATCGGGTTCGCCATCATCATGGCACCGGCGCGCATCACGCCTTTTGCTGCCATAAGCGCCCCGCCACGCAAGAGCGCGAAGCCCCGCAACACAAATGGCAAAGATTTGGTGACGCCGCTGGAGAGCAGGCCAAATGCGCCGCGCGCAATTCCCGACACGCGCGAAACAGCGCCGCCGACGCCCGTCATGACGCGGGCGGCACCGCCCCAGGCCTTGAAACCGCCCGCCAGATCGCTGACCTTTTTGTACCAGCCCCAGGCGGTCGCGAACGGGCCGATGGTGCCGCCAACCGCGATCTTCACCGCGCCCATGCCCAGTTTCAGCCCGATCAGGCTGGTCACGACCATCATGATATTGTGGGCGGTTTCCGGATTGGCGGCGGCCCAATTCGATACGACCGTGACCATATGGGCAATCTGATCCGTGCCGCTGACGACGAGCGGCAGCAGCGTCGATCCCAGTGTCAGCCCAAGCGTCGTCAATGACGTCTTCATCGCGGTGAAATTGGCATCCGCCGTTTTGGACATGCGGTTATATTCCTGTTCGGTCATGCCGAGCGAGGACAGCGCCTGTGCCTTGATTTCCTTATATTGTTTCATGCTGTCGACGAGTGCCAATGCAGCAGCGCCGGCCTGACGATCACCGATGATCTGGGGGATCTTGCTGGTGTCACCGCCTGTCGCCCGATTGACGAGACCGATGATGGTTTCGAGCGGACTGCGGCCTTCCTTTTCCGCTTTTTTCAGCGCGGCCGGAATATCTATGCCGAACTGTTTGAAATTCTTAATCCCCTCCTTCGACTTCACGAAGCTCATGAGATTGTCGAGATTATTGGCGGCCTGCGCACCATCGCCGGTTTTGGCCTCAAGGACCTGAAGCGCGGCCGACAGATCGGCAACGGCCGTCAGCCCCCGCGACCCGAAGGTTGCCAGTGACGCCGACAATTGCGGGAAATATTTGGCCATGTCCTTGACCTCGAAGCCGCCCTTCTGGCCCGCAGCAGCCATGATTTCGAGGCTGCGCGCGGTTTGATCCAAGGGGACCTTCAAGGAGAGGTAGCCCGCATAGGCGGCTTTGCTGGCATCGACGACATCAGCATCCCAGGCGGTGGCAAATTTGCCGATGTCGGGCAGCATGGCATTCAGCACGCGGGCGTTGAGACCCTTGCCGCTGAGAAAATCGGCAGATGACAACATGGCATCGGAGGATTGTTTTGTTGCAGCCGCTATGCCGAGCAATTGTCGTCCGAAATCACCGGCATCATTGCTGGTCATTTCCAGTTTCTGGCCGAGAAGGGCGACGCGCTTTTCATAGCCCATGGCCGAACGCGCCGCGAAGATCAGCGGGGCAGCCATGGCCGCCCCTTCCGCCATGTCGGAAGCGCCGCTCGTCCGCAGGTCCGCACCCTTTTGGTTGACGCGTTTCACGGTGTTCTCAACGCTGACAAGTTCGGCCTGTCGCTTCATCTGCCGATTGGTCTGCTCCACCTGCCTTTCAAGCTTCGCCTCGCGATCGAGCAGTTCGGTGATATTGCCGCTGGAGCCGCCGATTTCACGGCGAACACCGCGCAGTTCCTTTTCCAGATCGCTGGCACCGCGTTTCATCAACGCCAGCTTCTGACTGCCGGTCTGGCCCAGACCGATGATAGAGCGCAAAGACCCTGAGAGCTTATCGTTGCCGATAATGCTGACCATAAGCTTCAGGTTCTTGTTCATCGTTCTTCTTTCGTGCCCTGCACCCCGTTCATCCGGTTCCAGCGTTGAACAGCCAGACGATGCCACAGCATCAAATCGTCCAGCGGAAGGCTGACGAGTTCAGAAAGGGGCCAATGGAAAATGGCGGCGATGTCCGCGATCAGGCGCTCAACATCGCCTGCATCTGGGCTTTCTCCGCCGACGTCATAAAAAAACCGATGACGGCCCCGGCGCAGGCGGCGAGATCTTCCGGTTCAAGACCTGCCGCCTCAACAGGAGAAAGGGATGGAACGGCAACGCGGGGGATCAAGGTGATGAGTGCAGTCGCATCCGACCGCATCAGATCCTGCAGGGACAGCCCCCGCAATTCTCCTGACTTCGGCTTGCGAAGCTGGATTTTCGAAATTTTCTCCTCACCGCGGATGATCGGATCAGCAAGAGTGATCGGATCAGAGAGGCGGCTCTTGGTTTCGGCTGTAACGGCCATGATGTTCTCCGGATTTCAGGATTAAGGGGATGGCCCGGCGCGGCCGGGCCGGGTCGATCAGAAGAGGCCGAGGGCGCTACGCCGTTCAGCAAGCCGATCGATGCCATTGACGATTTCGACCATGTTGAGCGGATCGATTTCGATTTCGGTGCGGCCGTTCCAGATGAGCTTGTAATAAGCGAGCGCCATGGTGGCCTTGAAATCACTGGCTTCGCCCGTTTCCTGATCGCCCATCTCGATCTCTTTATGGCGGCCGCGCACGATGACTTCGACATGATCGACGGAGGCAGTGCTATCGTTCTGATAATTGCCGACAAAGCGCAGATAGACGCCATTGACGGTGGGGGCGCCCCATTGCCGCAGCACGTCGCGCATCGGGCCACCGCAGGAGAAGGACATTTCCATCGCCTCCATCCCCATATCCATGCTGAGCGAGCCGCTCATCCCGGCGCCGCGCCATTCCTCCATCTTGCGGCTGAGGGTGGGCAAGGTGACGGTTTTGGCGTCACCTAGATAAGACTGGCCTTCATTGAAGAGCACCATGTCCTTCAGTGTGCGGGGCATTCCCATATCTGTTTCCTATGAATCGAGAGGATAGCGGGATGGATCAGGCGGCGGCGGTCACCAGGCTGCCGAAGTCGGCGAAATAGCTGTCGGTGATGCGCTGGATGAAACCCAGGTCCTCGAGCGGCGGCGGCACGGTGTAATCATAATCGATCCGCAGCTTGCCGGCCTTCAGGCTGGCGGTGCTGTTGCTGGCATCGTCATACCAGGCGTTGGCGCCAAGGATGACGCCGCTGGCCTTGAGATCGAGGAAGAAGCCGTTGATCGTTTCGACGATGTCGCGGACCAGTGCCGGCGTGATCGGCTTGTCCACCGCCCACAGCATGCCATTGACGACGGTGTCGGCGACCAGCTGGCCGACGCGCACGGTGCTTTCAAAGGCGAAAAGATCATCATCGCTGCAGGTGCGGTTGCCCCAGAAACGAAACCCGCCGCCGGCGCGGACGAGCGCGGTGATCTGCGAGGCGTTGAGCAGGCCGGCTTCGGAAGCCTGATCCTCGACATCCCAATGAATGTCCTTAGTGAGGCCGACGACGCCATTGACCGCGACGTTGGACAGCGTCTTGTGCGGGCCGGTCTGTGTGTCGATCAGCGCGCGCAGGCCGATGGCGCGGGCAGCGGCATAGCTGGTGACGTTGGCGCTGGTCGCCGTATCCCATGCAAGAAAATCGGGCATCAGCAGCATCAGTTCACGCTGGCTGAAATTGGCGCGATAAAGGGTGGCGTCAGCGACATTTTCACCAATGGCGCGGGCATAGGCGAAACCGCGCAGCTTTTGCGCCACCACGGCCAGCGCCTCTGTCACCGCCTGGCTTTCAAGGCCGGGCGCGGCGAGGATCTTCGGCTTGACGCCCAGCTGGGCCTGCGCGGCCAGCAGCGCCTGCATGCCGGTTTTCTGGCCATCGGCAGTGGTGGTGCCGATGACGTTGCTTGCGGTTTCGGCGTCGTCTTCGCCCTCTTCAACCCGCACCACGACGATGACCGGCCGGGTCTGATCGGCAATGGCGCGCAGCGAGCGGGACAATGTGCCATCGATGCCGGCCTTGCCGATCGCGCTTTCAACGTCGGTGATCAGTGCGGGGCGGTTGAGCGGAAAGGCCGCGGCGTCCGCATCGGCGGCGGTGGCGACCAGGCCGATGATGGCGGTCGACACTGCAGTAAGCGTTCGCGCGCCGTCGCTGATTTCGGTGATGGTGATTCCATGCTGAAAGGCCATGTCGGTTCCTTGGGCTGGTGAAGCTAGAGCGTGAGAGGGATGACGAGACGCGCACGGCTGTTGCCGGCACCGGTATCCGTCCGTTCGGCATCGATGATGAGCGTGGCGGCGCCCGGCGTGTCGCCGGCGGACAGGCTGACGCGGCGCAGGCGCAGGCGATCTTCCCAGCGCGACAGCGCGACGGCGGTGGCGGCATAGACGCGCAGGATGTTCGGCCCGGTCATGGGCTGGTCGATCAGTTCGGGCAGCAACGAGCCGTAATCGCGCCGGCCGACGCGCGTGCCGATCGGCGTGCCGAGAATGTCGGCCACCGACTGGCGGATATGGTCCAGACCGTCGATGGCAGCGCCGGTGGTGCGGGACATGCCAGCCATCAGACTGGCGCCCCGGTCTGTGCGCTGCCCGACTGCACGCCGCCGTGCCTGTGGTCCTTGAGACTGATGCCGCCAGCGACGACATCCTGCGAGGCGGTGGCAGTGCCGGCGATCGTCACATCACCATTGATCGCGACCGGGCCGTTGATGGTGACGCCGCCGGGCGCGTCCAGCGTTGCGGTGCCGCCGGCGGGCAGCGTGACGACAAGCGCATGGCCAGCGTGATCATAGCTGATCACTGCACCGTCAGCGCATTCGAGGCGGATGACATCGGCGCTGGTCGATGGCGCGGCAAAGCGGTCGGAATAAAGGCCGGGGATGACGACACCGCAGGCAATGTCGCCTTCGGGACAAAGCAGGATGCATTGTTCGCCTGCCACCGGCGGCGCCCAGATGCGCCATTGGCCGGCGCGGCTGGCCGCCCAGGGCAATGGGCCGGTTTCAAGGTCGCCCAGCTGCACGGTGCATGTGGCGCTGGCATGATCGACGGACGCGATGACCCCGTATTGGATCACTTCGCCCGTCATATGCTCATTGTCGTGAATCTGCGCCATGGTCGCGACCATGGCGCGAGTGCGCGCAGCTTTCGCCGCCCTGCATTTGGCTGGGCGGCTGACCAAATGGAATGCTTAGGCGATCAGCCCTATCGTGTGTGCGACGCCGGCGGCAACGGTGCAGCGCTTCCGGGCCAGATCGTCACCAGCCGGCGTTGGAAGCGTTCAAGTTCGAGCGTGATGGCCTCTTGTCATCACGGCCTGGAAACAGGCGTCGCCACCGCAGGTATAACCGCTGCGGAAGCACCAGCGGCAACAGGCATTGCCGGTGCAACCGTCATTGGCGCAGGCCCTGCATTATCCGCAAAGGCGACGGGCACATCTTCATCAAGATAGCCAACAACAGCTGTGCCAGGTGCAATCACAGCGCTGGTACCCGTCATGAAGAAGCCGGCCACTGGTACCAAAGCCACAGCGCCAACCACACCAGCGGTTCCTGTTGTTCCCTTGTCGTTGAGGGCACCGCTGAGGCGGATCTGCCGGTCATTTGCCTGGACATAGAGAATACGCGCGTCGATATTGCCGGACTTTCCCCACATACCCTTGTTTCGAACGGTGGTAATTTCGCCTACTGCACGGCTGCCCACCGGAATGACCGTTTTGCCGGCAATCATAACCGGTTCAGCCACTTCAAGATCGAAGCGTTGGCCAACCTTCAGCTTCTTTCCCTTGGTCGTGAGTTCCGTCACCGTCTTAAGTGGTACCGCCGTACCAGCCCGAAGAACGAGACCATTCTGCTGCCCAATAATCATTGGTGCAGGCTGTGCAGCGGCTATAGCGGGCACGACAAATAGCGTGCCAGCCAAGGCAAGCAAGGCAGTTTTCATTTTCACATTCCCCCGTTTTCGGCATCAGCCGATCGAGAGACAAAGCTTCATTAAATTGAGTCGATCAAGTATATAAGCGACAAAAGCGAGCACCTGGGATCACTCAAATTCTGGCGACCACAGTTATTCTTCGTCCAGCGACCAAACCGGCGCATCGAGCGCGGCGGCAAGCGCCTTGCGGGTCGCTGGCCGGCCATAGACTTCACCCTTTTCGATCTTGGCGACAAAGGGCTGCGACAGGCCAGCACGATGCGCCAGTTCGGCCTGGCTGAAACCGCGATATTTACGCCAAGCCTGCACGGGCGTGAGGCCATCATCGAGCATTGCGTTGACGACGGCGGCAGGCACCGTTCCTTCCTGTTCGATACGCGCGGCGATCGCGCCAGCATCGACGGTGTCGCGCGCATCCTCCGACAGGCGCAACAGCTCTTCATAATCTTCCCTGCGAATGACGACGAGAGGCGTGCCATCAGGCGCAGTGATGTGCTGGGGTTGATAGGTCATCGTTCGTCCCTCACCTCAATCATAAATCTCGCGCCGGTGACCGATCTTCAAGATGGTGACGACGACCATCGATTCATTGAAGATCACCCGATAATCGCCCACGCGAAGGCGATAGCTATCGGTGCCTTTCAGCGCCTTGACATTGTTCGACAGAGAAGCCGGATCAGTCGCATATTGTTCGATCTTGGACCGGATCAACCGCGATGCCCTGGCATCGATGGCGCGAAGCGCCTTCAGGGCATTGCGACTGTAGCTAATTTCGCGTCCTGTCGTCATGCCATTTTAATAACATAACGGAATAGATATTCAATAGCTTTTTGGAATATAATGCCGTATCGCCCAGTAAATTCACTGCTCGATGTTCAGGCCGATTTGCATTATGACTGGTGCCAAGCTGCACGGCGTTTCGGACGTTCGGCCTGGGGCTCGTTACATCAGGCAGTGCAGTGTTTATCAGCGCTTTCGAAATCAAGCTGGTACTTCCGGCCATGTGATGGCGGCAGGATCGGTTGTGCCGGCGGGCAGATCGCGCAGCGCCTGGCGATAGGCGGCCCAGGCGGTGCGCTGTTCGTCATCGATCGGCGCATCGGGGATCTGTGTAAAGTCACTGGCGGCAAGCCGCTGGTCGCGCTTGCGGCGCAGCAGC